ATTGTAACAGATGTTGGAATTCAACGATACGAGACGAAATATGGTAGACGAAAAACTCCCGGTTTTGCTGTGAAGTGGGATGACGGACTAGATACAGTTGCTGGTGATTGTAAAAGAATCGGTTTAATAGTGTCCGGAGCTCAATATGCGTTTGGTGGATATTTGGTTGCTGGTGCTCACCCGGGAAATCCGGGGGTTTCGTTGTTTTCGTTTGGACCTGAAGGAGGTTATCAAAAATTGTTGTCTGAAATTGCTCCTCGTGCGATTGCACAAGGGCTAAGTCTAATTGATTCAGATTTAGTTTATGAAGAACCTCCTTTTAATATTGTTCGAAAAATGCCAGCAAATGGGATGTTTGCTTATTCTCACACTGCTAGTTTGGCAGGTGGAAGTATTATTGGAAGTAGCCCTGCTCAAGGACCTCCTCCTCCTAGTTCATTGAGAGAGAGTCCGTTTAAGGAAGCTACTGAAGATTTTCTGTTACGAGAATGTCCTGGTGTTAATTATGAACCGGCAGTTCTATCGACTACAATTCGATATGATGATCAATTGGGGTGTAATAGGTTTGTTAGTCCCTTTGAAGTTGGGATGAATCGAACCGGTTATGATTATGGAAAATTTTCTGCAAAACACCTTAGAGAAATTTTAAGCGGTTTTAAAGAATTGTTGTTTCCTCATGTTCGTGATTTGGATTTTTTGAGCTTATCAGATGCTCTAGAAAGTTTTGGAATGTTTGGTCGGGTAGACCCCAATAAAGGGGCAAATGAAGTTGACCCTGGTAAAAAGGGGGCATTCTTATTTGAAGCTCAACCAGAAAATGGTTCTGAACCCTATAGGTTTTCTGATGAACGAATGACTGCTGCCGTTGAAGAGAGATTGCTTCAATACGCTTCAGGCTTAATTATTCCTAGTTTTTCCAAGTCGATCTTGAAGGATGAATTGTTACCCAAGGAGAAAATTGAAAGTGTAGCTACACGAGTATTTGAACTTCAGGGGTATCGGTTTTACTTAATGGATCGAATGGTTAATGGTCCCCCTCTCGATTTATTGCTGCGTGCAATGAGAGATTGGGGTTCCAGAATTGGAATTAATGCGTCGAGTTCCGAATGGGGTGAGATACACAAGGTAATTGAAGAAATTGTTTTGAATGGAGGATTCGCGCTGGAAGCAGACTTTAGTAAATTTGATAAACGTTTTCAATTTATCTTACATTGGATGATTAAAGAAATAAAGTTTTGGTTTTTCATGCAATGTTATAAAAAGAATGTTGAAAGTGTTTTAGGATCTGTTGTTCTGGCGCGAATTGTTGGTGGTGTTTTGATCTCAAATATTGTCGTATTCCGTCTAAGCGATGGTGCTTGGATTTGGATGTATGTTGGGAATTTGACGGGTCATTTCTCGACAACGGACGAAAATACGTTTGAAAATTTATTGTTGTGGATATGTTTAATAATGCATTGTTGTCCTCATTTGACATTCCGAGATATTGTGAAAACGATATTTCGAGGATTTAATTTGTTTGGAGATGATCAGTTGGTG